GATATAAAACTAGCAAAACAAGCTTACGGTAAAGCTTTAAATGCAAGAAAAAAGCAATTTATGAAAACGCCAAATAGGTTTAAAGATTATACTGTGGAAGAAAGGGAAGCCATACTTGGAACTAGCTTTAAAAATGGCCAGGCAGATTTTATAGCTGAAGGCTTTAATCAATTTAAATCAAACATTGGCGAAAGTGGTTCACTTGCATCTAGATATTATACAGGCAATAATGATGATAGTATGAATCCTTACGACGCGACGAATTTAGCTGAAGAAGCCAGGTTTAAAGCTTTGCAAAGAGCTGCTAAAGCCGCTCAGGCTGCACGGATTGATAAAGAGAATTTTAGACCAAATTTTGTTCCAGGTCTTGAAGGAGGCAATTTCACAGGTGCAGGTGCACCAGTAGTTTTACAACAGTCGTCGCAAAGCGGTAGTAATAATACGACTGCTGTTACTATATTGTCAGATAATAAAAGCTTGTTTTCTTCAGATGCTGCTTTAGCAGGCGTAATGAGTTCTGGTAATACAGTAAGCTACATTGGATAGTAAAAAGGGAGCCGAAGCTCCCCTTAATTATTAACCGTTAGCTATCTTCGCAAAGTAACTTAACGTATCGTCTTCTTCAGCCGGTAATTCAGCTGCAGTGACTGGTGCTTGCATTTCCCTTATAGGAGCAGCAGGTGTTTCATCGCCAAGCGATACCTGTTGTGCAATCGTAGGAGAATCTGTAATGGCAAGAACCATATTCATCTTTCTCTTTAACTCGTCATATGATTTGTAGTTAGCAGGATCTGCCCACTCACCAATCGGATGCATCATATTATAGATGGTTTCCAACTTAGCTTCATCATCATTGAGTACAGTCGGACTAGAGAACTCTGACTTGTCATAGTTACGATAGCCTTCGACTTGACGTATCTTCAGTTTGAAGTTACCGCCTTCCCAGAAATCAAATGGATTCATAGGTTTTTCGTCTGCAAATGTAGGCTGCATGACGTCCATGATCTTGTCAAAGATTTTCTTACCATACTGGAATAAGAATACTTTGCCATTGTTATCTGGATTGCCTGGATCAGATACAATGTAAATATTAGAAACATAGTGTAAGCGTCTCTTCTGCTTACGTGCAGTATCTTTATCTTCATCGTGACCTGAATTCCATAGTTTAGAATTAAGCTCGCCAACCGGATCTGGTTGACCTATTGATGTGAGTGATTTCTCGATATACCATTGACCTGTAGGGCCTTTGAATCCGTGATCCCAATAACGTACCCATGGTAGGTCTTCACCTTCTGGTGCAGGTAAGAATCTGAATTCGGCATAACCATTGCCAGCCTTATCGACTGTCGGTTTCCAAACACGGTCATCGCCGTAGTTTTTCTTATCGCCACCGCCGCCGACTTTCTCAGCTTCGTTGACTAGTTTAGATATTAAATCTTTATTTTTTCTTAAATTTTGAAAGCTCATGTATTTTCCTTGTATGTGCTGAAATATAAAATTATTATAACATAGTATTACTGTAATGTAAACAGTTATTTTAGTCGAATTGCAATGTATTTTGTTTAGGGATAAGGTTGAGCGTCATTGCCTCCGCTTCAATCTTACCTTGTATGACCGGCGATACGAACTTCTTCACATCAATCGGATCAATATCTAGTTTATCACAAAGATCTAGTACAGCATCCATATAGGATTGTTTTGTATCTAGTACTTTGTTCTCAACCATTTTAGTAAAATTTGGTTTGTTCAAAAAAGTTTCATCATCTATCATTTATCAAATACCCTCATTATTATTGTATCTTTATTTATACGACCATCTTTTCGTGGTTGTGATTTCGTAGTCAGCTGCCTGTATGCAGTATCAATTTGTTTCTGAGTATTACCTTGTATAATAGGTAGAAACTCTTGTGGCTTACGTAATGTAATCCTTCGTGTTCGATCAAGATCTATCTTTTGTAGTGTACTACCTTTGACAGTAAAACCATCTCGTTCGTTTGATACGAACTCTGTAGATGTTTATACTTTGTATTGAATGTCCATACACGACGTGCACCTACAATCAATAATGGATCAATTGATGTGATCTTATATTCTGCACTCTCTTTTGCATAGTTCATCTTTGATATCTGAGAGTATGCTGATTTAGGACGCGGTACTGATACCTTACGAGTGGCTTTCTTTGCCATCATATATCGTGTGGCATCTGCTACAATATGATCTAAGAACGCAAGATACTTCTTACGTACTGTCGTACTCATATGATTAAATGCTTCAACTAAGTCAGCTGTTTTCTTTTCTACCAATTCTTTTGCTTCATCACGAATTGGTGTATAATAATCTACTACAGCCTTTGCAGTTGACTGTGCATGATTATCTTTAATTAATTCATCATAAGGAGAATATCCTGTAGGATCGTATATGCCATTGTCTAATACTTCTTCAATTGCACCGATCATATTCTCTTGTTTTAAACGTAGTATTTGTGCAGGACTTCTTTTAGCAGAAGTATTCTGTGCTACAAAATTCTTTTTAGATACTGCTCGCTCAATATCTTTGATCCACATAGCAATAGTGCCATCATGGTTATGGTTCTTTGGAAACTCTAGGCCTTTTTCTTTCCATAGTATACTTGCAGCTTGTACACGATACATTGTAAAGTGCCAATCAGGAACAGACAAGTATTCTTTAGGATAGTTCTTTTTAACGTAAGTTTTAAGAACTGCAGTAATATCTTTTGGATCTATATCCATACGAATAAATTCTGCAAACCAGCGCCAACTGTCAGTAGGTGCTGCACCAATACCAGTCTTTGCTCTACGTGGTAAAGCTACTTTCTTTTTCTTACGAGGCATAGACCTTCTAGCTGCCATTACTTCTCACCTTTATATCACCTTGATCATCTGTCAATAGATAACCTTCTTTAATCAAATATTCTACGGTTGTAGATATCGTTCTTTCACGTTGACCTACACCAATTAAGTATGAAACATATGATATTCCAAATATAACTAAACCTGTTAGTAATTCCATTTAAACTCCTATTCGAAACTAATTACATTATCAACTCTGAAAGATCTCCATCCTTTTGCATCAAGATCCCATACCGGAAGTACATCTTCTGATAGTTCTCTTATCTTTGTTTGTGATAATGGATCAGACTTTGATGCTGATGGTATATCTTCTTTCTTTAACGTACATCTCATGGTACGTTGTTCACCAGAGACTTTCATAAAATGTACTGTGCAATGTCCGTTTTCGAGAGCCTCCTTATATTTATTAAATAGATCTGTCATAATTATCTCCTCATATTCGCAATATCGATTGCGTCATTAGAGTCTTTGCGAACAGGTACAGCATTAGATTTATGCATAGTAGCAATACCAGCAATTTCTGTACCAGTGTAAGTGTTAGACTCTTTCTTAGATCCGTTGCCAATCATACCTCCAGCGGTAGGGATTGTATTTGTGTGTTGACGATAATCTGGAATATCGAGACCGGCATTAGCTGTAGATTTACCTACACCTAACTTAGAATAGTATTTAGCAAGAGCCGCTTCTGCATTGAGAAGTGACTTTGACTTATTACGCGATTTGCGTTTTTTAGTGCTAGTGGTAGACATACCACGCACAAGATGCATTGTCATATTAGTTCCAATCGTTATGATCACCTACGTCGTCCCAGCGTGTAGTATCTTCGTAGCGCTGGCCGTAGTATTCTTTAGCATATTTAGATGCATCTGTATAGTAATTTGGATTAGTACCTGCATCTTCGAAGCCAGTAACCTGATCTTTTTTAGGTTTGACTTTGCGTGCAACAGATGATGTACGCTGAGATGCTTTTTTGATGCGAGCCATTTGTGCTTTACGAGAACGCATGCGCTCGGCTGCTGCTTGGATCATCATGCGACGATCTGCTAGTTGTTGTTGTGTAATCATAATATATATCCTTTATCAAGCTGTATTATGTATATAGTTGTTAATTGAAAATAGTACATAGGGGTGTGACAACTTGTCACATTACCATTCACGTTTTAAACCTACTTCAGGTACTACCTTTACTTTCTTTCGAGCTTCGTCGACTGCTTCATGCCATCCTTCTGGATAGTTAGAATAGTCGTAAACCATTTCAAAATCGATGTCTTCGGCTGACTCTTGAGTGCAGCCACAATGCATCATAATATTTTCTATAACGACTCGCATTATATTCCTCCTGTGCCAACATAGTATTCATGCATCAATGGTTCGCCATTGACGACGAGTCTATGCCGCAGTTCTTCTACAGTGATGCCGTGATATTCAGCGGCATCTTTCATGAGTTGTTCTATACTTAAATTCAAGTTAATACACCTGGATTTTGTATGTTAGGATCGCTATCACTTAACTCATAGTTGATTTGAGCAAAGTAGTTTTCACGAACCATAGTATCCCAAGATTCGCTATAAATTTCAACAAATGATAGAGATTGAAGCAGTCTTTCTGCATAGTCTGTAAGCTCGGCATCTTTAACTTTTGGAGCCATAGCAACAACTGCATTAACTAAACCTTGAACAGCATCATTTCCACCTTGTGAAAACATTCCATAATCATAAACTACATTAACCATTTAAAAAATTCCTTTTATTTTTTTATCTTAATTACACTATAGCATGATACATATTGAATGTACACTAAAAAATGCACAAAATATCATTTTATTATAAAGTGTAACTTTTATGTTACACTGCTTCAAGTTGTTCTTTTCTTCTCATTAAACCAATTAATTCATCATGTAGTTCTCTTTGTTGACTCGGATATTGCTTCATTTCAGCAATTGTTTCTTTTACTTGTTGTATTTCACGCTCAACGTTCTCTATTTCGCCACAAACTGACATTACTGGTTTTCCTTTATATAAATATACATACAATTATTATACCACGTAAAATGGTATATGTACACTAAAAAATGGGCTATTATGGATTTTTTATCATTAGTAACTGATGTTGGTTTCCCTATTGCAGCTGCAACAGTTGGTGGATACTTTATCTTTCTTATTTTAAGATTTATACTAGATGGAGTGCTAAAGGACATACAGCAACAGAGAATATTTGTTATGGCGCTTGATAATAGAGTCAAGACAATGAATAATGAGATTATACGGATTGATGTGCAGTTGTCAGCTGCCTTTGATATTGAACCAGATCTATCACGTATTGCACGTGCTGATGGTCAGAAAGATGCGAGAAAAGATTAATGGATATTGGTGCAGCTATAAGTCAATATGGGTTTCCTATCATAGCAGCTTGCGGATTAGGATACTTTGTTTATTATATCTGGACTTGGGTAACAACACAAGTGAAGCCGGTTACACATGAATCGCATATGACATTGATTGGTTTAATTGATAGAATAAGAATGCTTGATAATGATCTGATACGTTTGAAACAAAAGTTAGACATGATATTAGAATATCAGGAGAAGAAAAAGAAATGATGAAGTGGGTTTTCATACCATTAATATTACTATTTACAGGGTGTTCGATAATAATACCACTGGCAGCACGCGGTGAAGGTCTTATGTTTGAGTTTAGTAATCCTTCGTTCAGTGGANNAGGNTTTAGTACACATGCATTGAGTATTGCACAACTTGAGTTCAATAGACAAAAAGATGTTGATGATGATATCGCAAGTGCAGAAGCAAAAAGACTACGTGAAGAAGCAAATAGTATTTTAAATAAGTTTTTAAATAATGTTGAATCACGAATATATGCTCAGTTATCAAAACAATTAGTTGATAACATGTTTGGCATATGTGATCCAGGCTTGACTGAATGTACTACTACTGACAGTGGAGTCGCTACAGTAGAAGGTGCAGAGATTAGTTGGGTAAGAGACAGTACAACTGGTACTATTACACTTAACATTATAAGTGAAGATGGTACTACAACAACAATATCGGTTCCGATAGATGGGTTTGGTTTCTAATGGAAGGTGTAGGAGTATTCATGTTATTGATGTTAGCGTTCTGTACGCTTTCGTCTTGTAATATGCAAGCAGATGGTGTTGTCAGTATTAATCAACCGCCTATAGAACAAGTGAATCCGTTAAAGGATAAATTAGATAGTGTTCCAGAACTTGGCGGTGAGAAGATTACAGTTGCTGTATATAGTTTTTCTGATATGACTGGTCAGAGAAAACCAAGTTCAAAGATGTCTCAGCTCAGCTCTGCAGTATCGCAAGGAGCCGAAGTATGGGTAATCAAAGCATTACAAGACGTTGGTAATGGCACATGGTTTAAAGTTGTAGAACGAGGAAACCTAGATGCGCTCGTGAAAGAAAGACAATTAATTCGAAGTACACGAGAAGTGTATGGGGAAAAGAATGTAACTCTCAAACCTTTATTGTTTGCTGGGTTAATCATTGAAGGCGGTATTGTAGGATATGATTCCAACACTGCTGCTGGTGGTTTAGGTGCCAGATTCTTTGGCATTGGATCATCTACAGAATATCGTGTAGACACCGTTACAGTTGCAATGCGAGTAATATTAGTAGCCACTGGAGAAGTTCTCCTAAGTGTTGCTACTGAAAAAAGTATAGCATCTATTAAGACAGGTCAAAACGTATTCAAATTCCTAGATTTAGGAACTAAAGCGCTGGAACTCGAGAGAGGTAACAGCATTAACGAACCAGTGAACTATGCAACTCGAGCTGCCATAGAACAAGCTGTCATAGAACTGGTGTACCAAGGAGCTAATAAAGATCTTTGGTCATTTCAAGGTAAGGTAAAATGAGAAAGTTTTTAACAACATTATTTCTTGTTATGGGATTCTCAGCCGCTCATGCAAATGATATCTATATACAACAAATAGGTACAGGTAACGGATTAGATTTGAGCATCACACAGGATGGTGTAAACAACGTCATGGGTACAAGCAGTGCAAAGGTTATATTGAGTGGCGCAAACCATACTTGGACAGTAAGCCAAGTTGGTGGTGCAAACGTTATAGCCGCACAAATACGGGGTAATACTTACACCGGTACTTGGGCAATCACTGGTAACTCAAACAATATATTATTTAAATGTGCC